GTTTGCTGCGGATGGTCACGCCATACGCAAAAGCGCCGATGATCTGCGGCGCTTTTGTATAAATGAAACCAGCAGCGTTGATACTCATGCCGCCCTTGGGATAAAGATCGCCGCGCCAGCTTTTGGCGAGACGCTCTCCAAGGCCAGCACCCGTGACTTGGCCGCGCAACTCGTTCTTCAAACCATCCGTGGCTTGCCGCACGCCGCCGCTGACGGCTTTTTCTGCGGCTTTGACTTCGGCTGCCATCATGGCTTTCAAATTGCCTTGAATGGCGGCTTGCAGTCTCATACGGGCCTCACGTCCAGCGTCCACACAAGGCGCTCACGATCTGATTTGGGTTCGGATTGCACGACGTAGGTATTGCCGTCGCAGGTGATTTGATCGCCTTTAGCGGGTTCTGGAACGTCTAGGCTGCGCACGTCGAATAAAACCGTCGAAACGTGCAACTGCCCATCGCCGAATCCCACCACCGTATCCGGCTGTTTTGAAATCACCCGCACCGGAAACGGTGTGGATGTGCCAAATGCCAGATAGGTGGCGGGCTTGCTCATTACGGGATCCGTAAAGAGCTGGTCGATCATGCCGGAAAAGGCCACGGTCTTACGTCCGTTTGCCTTTGATCAGCACTTTCGGGCGGGTGCAGATCGGCAGCGGGTTCGACTGCGTGTGCAGCTTGACCCAGCGACCGAACTCCTGATCCACGGCCTGCTTGGCGTAACGCGGCAGACCGACGGTGTTCGCGGTTTCCACGAAATCGGCAGGCGCGTTATACTGGCGGAACAACCCAGGCACGCCGACAGGGAAGAAGTGCGCTTTACCATCGGGGATGAAATCCACGCTGCCGACTTTGCCGCGATATTCTTCGAACACGATGCCAGCGTATTCAAAGGATTTGCGCGCCAGGCCCGCGCGCAGGAACGCGCTTTCCTGGTAACGGCGATACGATTCTTCGACTTCCGGATGCGATACCAGATCGTCGAAGAACGTGGCGGAGCAGTATGCATGGATGTAGCTATAAGGAGCCGCTCCAAGTTCGTCTTCCACCTTGCGGACAAGATCGTGGCACTTTTTCCGAACAGCACCTTTGGCAGGCGTAGCGTTATCGAGATCAAAGTCGATCTCGCTATACGCTGACACGCCAAATTCGTTGAACAGATCGTAAAGTACCGTTGTACCGTCGGCATCCAGGATCTGGCCTTTGATGGCACCGATCCGCAAATGTTCCAGCGTGGCGTCGTGCTTGCGGGCCATTTCTGCCAAGCGGAAGTTGACCACGTTCTGCACGCCGTCCAGCATGCTTTCGCTGCCGAAGGCACGGACATTCTGAACCTCATCGGCCAGAATGGTGTCTTCCAGTGCGATGTGCGGCACGACCAGCGAACGCGCTTTACGCTTGTTGTGCTGGTTTTGCTGTGCAGGCGCACCGCGCTGGCTGGTTTCGATGAGCGTCAGGGAGCCTTCGCGCTCTTCGATCATCACGGACGTGGTGGACACGCCGCTTTCATCGAAGATGCCGAGCTGGCCCAGCCGCCCAGGTACGAACGGAACCTTATTGATCGCGTCCGTCAGCGACGTCAGCGAAAACGCCGAGTTGCCGAAAATGTCGAGTGTAGGCATGAATGTTTCTCCTTATCGTGCGATGATGTCGTTGGTTTTGAGTTGAGCGAGGCCAGCGGTTTTCTGGTTCGCGTCCGCGCCGGAGAACCAGATCAGTTCTGCGGCATTGACTTCGGCATGGCGGGCAACAATCACGCCGTCCTTGTCGCCGCCCGTGGCATCCACGGCATCGAGCAAGAGCGCCACGGCGGTTTGCGAACCATCCGTGTTGGCGGGGTTGTATTCCTTGTATTTGCCGGAACCTTCGGCGACCGTGATACGGAAGCGGTCACCCGCGACGAAATCGGTCGCGCCATCGGCGATGGTGAAGTTGACAGGCCCAGCGAAGGGCGTGCCGACTACAGCCGTGCCGACGTTGACGCCATCCGGATCCTCAACCGAGAACGTGCCGCCATTGGAGGCAGGCTCGATCAGGTTTGCCGTATAGACGCCTGCCTTGGCAGTTGCGCCCGCAGAGACCGCGCTGATCGCGCCGTTTCCGGTATTACCGGAGACAGCAGCGCCCGTTGCGGTGCCGACGGCCACTTTGCCCAGGACATGGCCAGGTTTGAGGTTTTGGCCGGACAGGACGGTCACGGCTTCACGCGACAGGCTGCCATTGGCTTCCGTCACGATGAATTCGGCCTTGTGTTGGCCTTCGGTCAATTCAGGCATGGTTAGTTTCCTTTCTTGTTGCGGGACGCATAGATCGCCGCCGTGTCGATCTTCGGTTCCGCGTTGTTGGTGGGATTGGTGTTGGCGGGGATTTGACCAGCGATGGCCGTCGCATCAGCCTGCGTGGCACGCGCTTCGATAAGCGCCTTGCGCACGTCGGCTGCAGGAATGGCCTTGGCGATGAAAGCTGCAGCTTTGTCCGGCGCGCCCGCGAGCTGGCACAGCTCGGTGACTTCCGCGACGTAGGCCATTGCTTCCGTTTTCGCTTCTTCCTTGAGATCAGCCTTCAAGGCTGCGAGGTCGGGAATGGATTCCATTTCGGGATCCATGTCCTCGACGGGTTGGTTATTTTCCGTCATCGGGATTTCCTTTCTTTTTAGAGTTCGAGTGGTTGGTGACGAAGGGCGGGCGACTTTTTTCGTGAGATCGGACAAGGCGTCGCCCATCGTCCCGATCCGGTCTGCAAGCCCCACGGCAATCGACTGATCGCCGAAATAAAGAGCCGCCTCCGTCGCCTTGACGGCGGTGAGTTCAATGCCGCGCATGCGCGCAACGCTTGTTGCGAAAAGTTCGTAGACGCGATCCACTTCCGTTTGCAGTTGCGCGCGGGCGGGATCGCTCAAAGGTTCATGCGGGGAAAGATCGTTCTTATGTTCGCCTGCATAGATCGCGGTGTATTTCAAACCCGCGTCTGCTTCGGCTTCGCTTTGATCGAGATGCACGGCGATAACGCCGATGGAACCGACGCCGCCCGTGCGCGAGAGATAGATGCGCTCGGCAGCCGCCGCGATGGCATAAGCGGCAGAGAATGCTTCGTCGTTGGCGACGGCCCAGATCGGTTTGACCTTGCGTGCAGCGAAAATCTTGTCGGCCAAATCGAAAACGCCGCCAGCTTCACCGCCAGGGCTATCGATATCGAGCAAGATGCCTTTGACGGCGCTATCCTGCAGGGCAGCGTCCAGGCGTTCGCCGATCAGACCGTAGCTCGTCAATCCGCTTTGTGCTTCAAGGCCGACCGTCCGGCGCACGAGCGTGCCGACAACCGGAATGATGGCAACGCCGTTGCTGATTTCGTAATCCCGCGCAACGGGCTTTGAACCGAACGGCAGGCTTTCGCCGCGCAGGCGCGGCCCGATAACGCCAAGGATGGTGTCCAATTTGGCGCGCGCAATCAAAAGGGGCGCGTCGAAAACGCGCCCCGCAATGTGTGGCAGGATGGTCATTGATTTCCTTCTTCAATCTTTTCGGGTTGTTGCTCTTTGTTTTCGTCGTCCTGGATCGGTTGATCCGGCGCGGGCGACGGCTGGTCAGGTTTACCAAGGCGAATGCCTAGCGTTTCCGCGCGCTGCTGATCGGCAGCGATGCGGCGATAGGTTTCGTCGACGTCGTATCCTTCGGCTTCGATGATGTCGGAAGGCGCTTTCCAACCGCATTCCTGGGCGATCTTCTCGGCCTGACGATCTTTGAGCGGATCGACCCATTCCCATTTCGGCGTGATCCATTTGACCGCCGCGTATTTCGCAGGCTCTTTTGCAAAGCCAGGGAAATTGAGCGCGCCGGACAAGACCGCTGTTTCCATCCAGCGTTTCCACACCGGACGGCAAAGCTGATAAACCAGCGTCGCGTGTTGGAATTGATCCAAGCGGCGGCGAAATTCGACCGTTCCAGCGCGGATGCTGGAATAGTTGGCGGCTTTCAGATCGCCCGTGACGTTCGTGTATGGCACGCCCAGCGCCGCCGCGATGGCAAGCAGCGTGCGGTACTGGAACATTTCATAGGATCCGCCCACGTCGGCGGGGGAGGAAAATTTCACGTCCTCGCCAGGAAGCAGCACTTGCATGGTGCCAGGGGAAAGACCCGCGACGGCGCTGCCCGTGGCATCTGGCGCGCCTTCGCCCAGCAAATTGTCTTCCGGCGCGTTCTTGGTGATGAAACCCGCGAACAAGGCCGCGACCTTTTTACGGTCAAGCTCGGCATCGTCGTACTGGTCGAGCAGATAGAGCTTCACCAGCGCG